AAGCCGATCTTCGATAATTCTCTGGAACGTTTCGCCCGGACCAGTACGGTCCATAACCACGTAATCAATACCGTATTTTCTGTAAACCTGAGAAATGCGTTCTGCGACGTGGTTTGCATTTCCCCGATCTGGGTTCTGGACGCCTGATCGTGCTAACAGATCGTCCGTCACTACCTCTTGGTGAATTTGAACACGACGGTCGCCAATATGATTCCATATTGAAATTACTGTGTCGTCGTGGTCAATACCAATGTCGCAAGCAAGAACGTTATATCCGTTCTTATCCCACACGTTCTCTCTTGCCATCGAACGCTCAATGGAATCTTCGCAGAAGAACGAGTAGGTATCATCAATAGGCTGGCACAGATACTCCTGTGCAAAGCCTTTCGGATCTTTGGAACGCTCCTCCTCAACTGCCTGTAGGTCAATATCCGGTCGAACCGGGTGAACCGTCTGTTCAAACAGCGATTTGTTAATATCTATGTCGTCGCCGTTGTAAAACGTCGGCTGTCGGATTGAAAGCGTACCAGACTCCCCTTTCGGGTCGCCGTCCTTGTGTGTACGCATGAAAAGATCGTTCGAAACCTTTGGCGTACTAACTTGGACCATTTTCCGGTTATTTCCAAGCATAACGAACGCTCGGAAAGCCCGCGAGACGGCTTCTTGGTCCTCATAAAAGGCCATCTCGTCTAACAGAACGGCTTTCGCGGATTCATCACCACGAGAACTGTCCGGCGCACCGGAATAAGCCACAAATTTAGAGCCATTCCACAACTCGATCTTCCCTTTGTTATCAACAACAACTGGAATTTCGACTTTTGCGTGATTGATTAGCTTCCGAATATCGCTAATACGAGACTCTGCACCGTCCTGTTTCACTCCAACCACGGGGTAAACCGAGTTGGGATTCATCATCGCGTCCAGCAAAAAAGCCAAACAGACGATAAATGAATAACCAATACGCCGACCCTTGTATAAATTCAGGGTTTTGGCGTCCGAATAAAAATATGCGTCAAGAACTTTTTCCTGAATCGGCTTAAATAGAGTCAAATCCCGATATTGGCCGGTATCTATGTCTTGAATTTGAAAGAGGTCTTCTGCGATCTGTGTTGGGTTTCCGGCCCACCGTTTTGCAACGGATTCCGGGTCAAGACCCTCACTTTTCGCAAATTCTTCGACTATCTCCGTATTCATAGACAAAATCGCTTACCAGCAAGAACGGGGCTATTCGTCAGCCTCAAACTCGTAGTTATCAGGCTCGTATTCCTTATCTGAGCCGCCTACAAGCTCGCTCATGGCCTCAGAAAGACCTTTGACACTATCTGAAACGTCGTCCAGATTTTCTTGTTTCATTCGCTCCTTCCGAGTCAGTCCTAAGTCTCTCTTGAGACTCATTACCATACTTTTCAGGCGTCGGTGTTCTTCCGATAGAACGTTCGGAGCGTCTTCGTTCTCAACAAAGTTGCCTTCCGCGTCGAAAATGGGCTTCTCTCGTGTCTCGCCCTCAGTCAACATCCACTTGGAAGTTCGATACACACGAACCCGCTCAACGGCGAGCATTTTGAGATCGTCCCAAACGGACGGCTCGTTTACCGGGTCAATATAGTAGGTTTCAGCCCACGATAAGACCTCGTTGTATAGCTCGATCTCGTCGTCTTCCAACTTTTCGAGCAGGTGTTCGTCTGTAGCGTACATTCCGTGTTTTAGATTTGCCAATTTATCGAGATTTTCGGGCATTGGCTTGCCCATAGTCTTGTGAACATGGCACCTGTGATAGTTCGAACTACCTTGTGCCGTCTTCCCGCACCACCGATCTGGACCGTCATAGTCCTCGGGTTGGTGGGGAATTTTGTGTAAACAGTAGCGTTCTTCGAATTCGTACCACTCTGAAGCAGGCGATTCTTCGAATTCCGCTCTCAATTCTTCGATTTCTTCTTTCGTCTTACCAGCTACGTCTTTGAATCCCATTTTTGATCTGTTGTTGTATAAAAAGGTCTGTAATCAGTGGTCTTTGAACAACAGCCGAAAACGGAACATAAAAAGACTGAAAAATCGCCGTTCTCAGCCTGAAAGAAGGAAATTGTTAACAGTATAGTTGTTAACGGCGAGAACGGCGGTTCCTATATACACCACTAATGGCTCTTTAAAAGATAGAAAATCCATTAATGGTGTCTTGTGAATGGTGGTTCCCGACCAAGGAACCGACCAAGAACATTCGACCGAGAGAAGGTTCTTAATGGAACTCCTCTCAACCTTATTACTACACAAGGGTATATATACCTTGTCGGGGGTTTATAAGTGACCTCCCCAAAATAGTTCATGTCAATATTAATTATAAGCAAGTTCGTGTATAGAATGGGCCAAAATCTGCCAATCTATACACAAACATGGATATATCTGTGGTCAGCTATTTCTCGTGCGCGGTCTGTGGTCAACGTCCGATCTACTCCAATACTTGTAGTTCCATCTTGTCCCGGTAGAACACTGCTCGGTAGTTTTCTAACCGCAAGGTCATGGATATGAAGCCGTTCTCGATCACATCATTGCACAGTTGCTCCTCAGAGTCTTTTAGCACATCGTTTATTTTAGGCCCGAACACCTTATCCAGATCGTCAACCTCAACGTCCTCAAACTCTGAAAGTGCCCGGCCCAAAGCCTCACACGGTCGCGTCTCGTTCCAGTCGTGGTCGTAGGTTTTCGACTTCACGACATTATATTCAGACATAACCAAATGACATTACCTGATGCTTATAATAACCCTTTCGACTCGCCAAAATTTGAAAAATTTCTGAGACAGTTACCTCCCAAAACGCAAACCTTAACGAATCCTCATGTCACAACCGGGGTACCCCGTAGGTGGGTCTTTGGGTACCCACCAGATTCCATTTCAAGGCCCTTGATAAGCCCATACTCGGCCTTTTGATTTTTACGACTGTGTTACTACGTTTTTAGGGGTAAAACGTCGTGTTGAGCTAACTGTGGCGACTGACAGGGTACGACCCTTTTTTGCCGGTATTTATTCACTGACTTACGTATTTCAGTAGTTTGTACTAAAGTAGTAAAGTAGACTTGTGTTTGATGTAAGTTTGGTTGTGTTCGGGATCTCCGAGTTTACCGAGTTACGTAATAAAGTAGTGACGTGCTTAACACAAGTGCGCTTGTATATCCCTCACGCGGGTATAGCACCTAACCGACGTTCTCGGTTGTTTCCGACCCATAGGCCACACCCACACCAGAGGGTCACACAGGAGCCACACAAGGCCCATACAGCTACCATACAGGGGCCTACGTAGATCTAACCCATACACCGCAGTTATCCCCTAATACGCCGGTTATATTTTCAAGGTTAAAGGTGTTGGAAAAAGCCGTAAAGTAACACCTACAACCCTCATACCCACCGTATAGCCATAGCTCACACACAGGTACCCCACACAAGGGCCATATACAGGGTTAGATATGGGTACCTTAGCCAGTTTACATAACAGTTTACTTTTGTTACTCAGGGCTTAGGAGGCTTGAGACAGCCAAGAACACCACTTTAGCACCCAAAAACTGAAATCGACAAGTATATATGTACCCCACTCATCTGGTAGAATGTTGAAGGCAGTCAGGCAGTGCGGTGCCTTCGAAGTAAGCCCCTGTCCGGATGGTTCCGAAGGTGAATTAACACCTTTGAGGGTTGTAACCTCAAATACCAAACCCGCCGGGCGTTACTCCCTGATAGGCAGTTGTTGAGGTGGCCTAAGACCCATCGAACGGGTAAACCCGGAAAGCGGTTTTTCGGAACCCGGTGGCTCAGAAGGGAAAGAGGGAATACCTAACCCGTAATATTTGGGTCGTAGGACGGTCTTACGGCTCGAAATCCTGAAAGGGACTATTCGCTTAATGGTTCGATAGAATATAACGGTCGGAACCCGGCATTGCGGGGGTTAACGGTGTTAGGTGGGTAAAGCGAATTCAAGCCCGAAAGGGCTTGAGGGACATCTCATACAGGCATACTTTCAGTCGGTTATGCAATGGTGTGTCAAAGTGCAAAGCGTGAAAGGATTCGGATCTTCTGAATCACAGTCTTACACAAGGTCCAAATACGGATATTTGGCCCTATGAGTAGGCCAACGGGGTACTGCTCGGATGACTTAAAACCGGTTTCTAATAACCGTGTTACTTCTTAACAAGCGGTAAGACAAAACTGTGAAGTGGAGCATTGAAGCCTGTGGTACTAATTTGCGGGGTATCAGGGTGAAAAATTTGGCTAACTCCCTGAAAAGGGCCAAAGCATTCGGAAAACCCCTTGTGTTCAGTAATGAGGGATACCCCGGCGAGTAGGTTTAAAGTAGTTAACAACTTCTTGAAAAGTGGTTCCAATGATTGCGTAAAATCCCCATAGGAACCCCAGTATTGAAGGCTTGAATGAAACAAACTGAAACCCGAACGGTGGGTATAGACATCGACGTTTACGGCCTAACTGGTAACAGCGAAAACACGGTTTCAACGAATACTGTGGACTTGAATAAGAGGTTTAGGATACCGACCCTAAGCCCATAACAACCCACAGGAAAACACAAGATCCGGGGGTAATAACTCGGATAGGATAGTCTTTAGTTGGTAAGCGGGATACCCCGGTAAGTTCGAACCTTACACTATTCTTTGCGGTGTGGTATAGGGCGGTAAATAAACGACCAAGAACTAAGACCTATGCTAAGTTTTGACATAGACACAGACGACAGTACAAACACGGAAAACAATGCGGAAACCCGGAAAGAAGGTGTGGATTTCATAGAATACAACGGTGTTGAATATGAAAATTTCATCGAATGCAGTGACGGCGAAAAGGTTCCAAAAATCGACGACCGAATGGAATCAGCGGAAAAATACCGGTTGGCTGTCGTCCTGAATTACAAATTAGGTCCGGAAATCGGAAATTCCGAATTCACATCGAAAGCCTACAAAAAGGGATCTGACGCATTTCCAAATGAGGCTATAGGCCAATTTGAAGGCATGGAAAACCACGAGGACATTTCACTGGAAAAGGCATTCTCGAAAGGCCATTACTACTACAGAGAAATGGGTAATGGAAAAATCAAATCGGTGATGAAAGACGCATTCCATGCTGAATGTGAAAAGCTCGGAGTTCCTAAGAATCTCGAAGTCTACAAGCGGAATTTCCCGGTTGCTCAAAACTGGATTACCGGCGATGATATGGTAACAATTGAGGAAAACGACGAAAAACCGTGGGAAAACATTCAGATTCCACAGGAATGGGTGAATGAATACGGTGGATTGCCACAAGTTGTCATGGATGAATCGGAATTGGAATCGGAACCCGAACCAGAAACCACGAATTCCGGTGCAAAACTGAATGTCCCTGACGAATTCGAAGACGAATACAAGAATACGACCAAAGACCGCGATAAAATGCGAATTCTGCTCAAATGCAACCCGGAATTCGCCAAGCTGGAAAAGAAAGACAAAGTGGAAATCTTCACCTCGGCACCATTCGAATTCGGTCAGTCGAATGTCTACGGTGTTCTGAAAGAATGGAATGAGGAAAAAGAGGAATCGGAATCCGAACCAGAACCCGAACCAGAACCGGAAACAACCGAGAATGGCGATTCTGATACCGTCGAGATCGACGCTGGTGAATTGGCCGATCTCCGAATGAAGGCACAGAAATACGACGAGATTCAGGCGGCACTCAACTTCTAAAAATGTACGGAAACAACGCTTACGGATTCAACAGCGAAACCGGCGAGGCGAAAAGCTCGGACATTCAAGCCGACCGAACAACCAGAGACGAACGAGATTCCGACGAGGAATGGAATCCTGACGAGGAAACATGGAAACAATTCATGGCGAGGACTCAATAGCTGAATAGCTAACAACATTCCACACTCTTTCGACTGAATGGGCGGCTCGCGGTTCGATTCCGCGACAGTCAATTTGTATAGCTCAATTCCAATTAGATTTGGAATCCGAACCGACCAGAACATTCGACCAATGGAAAGACATTCCATAGACCCAAACGACGTAGTACAGGAAATCAAACACGAATTCAATAACAATCCGGGCCTCGGAGAATCCGGAATCCGCGAATCGGTTGTGGAATTCCAAAACACGGATCTCCATAATCACGGATACCAAATCAAAAACTGCCCTCATTGTGGATACGACCGGGCCAAAGTTACCCACGACTACAATCCGGTGTTTCCAACTCCATTCGAATACGAATGCATGAATCCGAATTGTGGATGGAAAGAAAACGAGGAATTCAGCGATGAATTTGAGGATAAATACTGCTGATGATTACAGAAATCGCCTTCTCAGTTGTTGCAATGCTGATTTCGCTTTGGTTGGCAAACAGAATGGCGGGATTATGAATGGCGGGCTGTCATTATTGCTCTGGAACTGACGCCGATCTCCGGCCATTCCATAAAATGAACAACGGCTACGTAATGTACAAACTGAAATGCGGAAAATGCGGGAGATTACAACCATGATTGACGGAAACCGATACGGAAATGTGCTGGAATCGAGCGGCGAATACGAACTGGAATTCCTTTACGATGATAGGGATGTAACACTGGAACCCGAATTATGAAATGTTTGGATTGTGGTCATGATGAATTCGGACAATTCGCTGACCCAAACAATCCGAAAGTGGCACTGTCATACTGTAAAAAATGCGGCGAGGTTCAATAATGAGCAAAGCACTAAAAGACCTGAAAGAATGGGCGGAATCGAGCAGTCGAATTGAAACAGCAGAAATGAGAGAAGGGACATTACATTTGATTGGACGAGATTCCGATATGCCATTCGGGTTTTGGCAAAAACTGAACAACAGCGACGATCTCGGAATTTACAATACCTACGGAATTACGGTTGATGGAATTCCGAAAGTAGAACACATCGTAATTGATTGGGAAGGAAACTAATGGGAATTTACGACGATGAATGGCGGTCGAAACCGGCGGGGTATTACGCTGATAACAAAGTCAAAAACCGATTCCACAAACGACAGCGAGAAGAACAAGAATTCAGAAAGCTCGTCGAGGAAATTCTGGAACGAATGGGATACGAAACCCACGAGATTCCGGAACCCGAAGACGTGAAAGAAGCGGAAAACAAAGCACGAGAGATCCTACAATGAGCAAAACTTGGGAAGAAGTTGTCAACATCGCAATGGGAGAAACGTATTACAGCTATCAGAATCGGAATCCGACACAAGAAGAATTCGTAGAAACCTTCATGGAGTTTTACAACGAAGAAATCGCAACAACCAGAATCCTGAGTTGGCCTGTTGACCCTCCGAGTTCTCACAGAATGGCAAAAGGGAGGGCAACAGTAGAATACGCTGACGAATTCTGACAACCTCCTTCACTTTTCGGACTGATTGGTATAATTGGAGTTCGATTCTCCAACAGTCCATTCACAACCTGACCAGTTGTGAACGTTAGCAGTACCATACAGCTACCGTTAACAGTATGATAAGCTGTACTTGTTAACAGCAAGAAGGCGGCTTATTACAGGATGTAACAATGTCCGTTCAAGAACATTCGACAGGCTTTGAGACGAATCGCCCACTGCTTCCAAACAACCCTTCGGAATACATTCCGACCGATCACTTCATGGATAACAAGAAATGGCGGCACATTTCCGGTGAAATCATTCGGGAAGTGATCGAGACAGGAATCGTCAAACCTGCAAAGGATGGCTGTTACAAATTCGTGAAAATCGTTAACGGATTTGAATGGTGGTTCGTGGTGAAACACATTCCCGGCGACAAAAACAAGCTAATTACAGCTTACATTCCGGAATTTATGGACGACAAGGAGAAATACGACAGATACATCAAATAACATTCGCTGAATCAAACCGATACAGATATATCAACACACCGTGTCTGTAAAAGAGGGAAGTCCGGAACTGACCAATCCGAAAGACCAGCTTCTCTCTTTGATTGCGGAACATTCGACCCATGACATTCGACGAACGAAAACACCTACACAAATCAGCAGTATCGCTCGCAAATAAACTCGAAGACGAATCCACGACGGTTTCCGACATTGAGCCATTCGATATTACAGTAGAAACCACAATCGACGGACGGATTACTGAAATTCGATTGGCCGATGGACAAGGACCACACACAGAAATCGAACTCGGAAGCGAAATGATTGCGGCTTACAGTCATGGTGAATCTGTTCGTGTTCATTTCGACAATTCGGAACTGGCCGATGAGCTGTGGAATTACTACACCGATCTGTACGAGGACAACCAATGAACATTCTTGAAATCGCAATCCGAGAAGTGGAAAACGAACAATCGACCGAAGAAGACCCTAACGTGGAAGTCACAAAAAACGGAAACTACGTGGTACAATGAGCCTTACATTCAAAATCCCCGGATACGATTCCAACCTGAATCCAATTCAAAAAACGGAATCGAGTTACGATCCAGATAAGATTATTCCTGAAACAGACGAAAACGACGAGCCTCAATTCGACGATAACATGATTAAAGCTGAATTGGAAGCCGCAATTCAGTTGTATTCAGAATGGGCAGTCGAAAATCTCGAACCGCTGTCCGAAGTGGATCTGGAAAACGTGGAGATCGAGGTCGGCAGTATGAAACGCCAAGCTGGAAAAGCAATGGCGAGAGGTTCGAAAGACAATCTGAATCTGACCACGAAATACTCATACAGAGCTTACGACAAATGGGGTTGGGAGAAATTCACTTCCACAATTCGGCACGAACTGATCCACATTTGGCAAATGCAGAAGCTCGGAGAATGGGACCACGGCCCGAGCTTCAAAGCGAAAGCCCGAAAACTGGATTGCTCTGTGAAATGTGAGAACTTCCACGACGAATACAAATACGAATTGTACTGCCAAGAATGTGGAGATTTCATAGCTGGTCGCCACAAGAAATCGAAGACCGTCAAATACCCCGGAGCTTACAATTCCAAATGTTGCGGTGCCCCATTGAGAGTTGAACACAAATGATACACATAACCACAGACGGAATGATCTGCGAAAAAACCGAAAACCACCCTGCTCGATTCCGACAATTCGGCGGCAGTGAGGTTGGATTTACAGGCGAACTACACGAAATCACGCTGGACATTGTGTTCCAACATTGCACGAATCCGCCGCTCGGGTTGGTTCAAGTGAATGGAGAAAGTCTACTGGCATTCTCAACGTAGCCTCGTTCTCGCCGTTTGCAATCTTCATTTCTAATGCGGTTCCCCGATTGGTATAACTCTGGTTCGATTCCAGATCGGGGTCTTCGGTGTGGAATAGCGAGATTGACCAAGAACATTCGACCAAAAACATGAGTGTCTACAAACAGAAACCGACCAAGGAATTCACGTACCGAGTCCACATTGACGACGACCGAGCAATGCGGAAAGTTAACCGGCTTCAGTCGCTCGATTCCGGGTATGACATTACGAAAATCCCCAAACAGAAAGTCCCAAACGGAAATGCTGTCAAGCATTGGAACTACGTTTTCTACCGAAGCAAAGAGATCCGCGATCTCCACGGAAACGTAACCGGCGGAACGATCCCCGGTTTCCATAAATACCGCTACTCGCTGGAATGGGAACGAACCCCGGAAAGCGAGCTTCTGGAAATGAGACACGCAAACGTTGGCGGAACCAGAATCAAAGGCGAAGCATTTGTCGGAACCCATGACCCACGGATTTCCGATTACGTGGAAGTGAATACAGTAGTTCCGTGGACTCCGAAAGAAATCAAGGAGATGTTTAACGGCGAGAAGGTGTCCGATAAGGTGAATTACAGCTACGATCCACCAATGATCGAAGCGAAAGAAGCCCGCGAGGAATACCGGAAGATCATCGAACAGGCGAAAGACGACGGATTCCGGAAAGCAATGGCCGATCTCCACGAATTCATGGAGAATTGCGACCACGACCACGTTGTTCTAACTGGACGTGAATACGGCGACGTTGCCTATTGTGAAGATTGCGGAAAGCAATGGGACAGCGACGAATTCGAACACGACAAAGAGAATGACGAGCTAACAGTCGTTGGGTATTTCTGAATAAAGTAAAATGAAATATCTATTGTTAGATTTTCTTTCAATGATTATCGTAATTATGATTGTTGGAAGTATCGGAAGTACATTCCTGCTGTGGCTAAACTGGTTAATATTATAAAACAATGAGTCAAACACTACACGAAAATCGAACCCGAATGGAGAGAGACATTCAACTAATCGAAGAAAATCCATACTATCCAAACGAAACACCCGGTGTTCCAAATACGGAAATGCGGTGGAGAAGTCATTATGAAATTGAAGAATGGAGTTACGATCAAGGATACGATTGTGGGGTTTCCGAGCTGTGGAAAATCCTTCCGACAGATATTGTGAAAGATATTGGAATGGTCTTCATTCGAGAAGGACCGGAAGCCGCTGAGGTAGTCATGGAAGAAGAAATAACGCAAACAGTTGACGTTATCACCAATGAATATCTATCATCCTATGTTGACGGTCAAATGAGACTGGTCGCCGGATATGATGTGGCCGAGAATGGTGATACATTGGGAGAAGGTGATTACGGAATTTGGGAAGACCTTCGAATCATGTGGGAAGCCGGATTCCGTGATAAACTCCGAGGAGACGAGAGATATTCAAGTATCTCATGAGATGTTGTGATTGCGGTACAACCGATTCCGGAATGGTTTATCTGAACTATCACGGTGCAATGGTTTGTGAGAATTGCTGGCAACGAGGTTCGTACTAATGGGAAATCCAAATAATCGCTGTGATCGGTGTGGAATGGACGTTCGACATGATGTTAGCGATTGGGAATATTACGTTTGTGGAAGGTGTGAAAGAGACGGATTTGTAGGATTAAGCAGACGGTAATCCTCTGACTGGTAGTTAACTCGGAATTCAATTTTCCGACAGAGAATGGGCTATGTCCCACATTGGCGAGGAACCGAGCGACCGACCAAAACATTCGACCAAAACAATGTCAAGCGCAACTGCAAACAATGACGACGGCGAGCGACAGATTCCAGAACACATCATTCGAGAGCTTCGAGAAAGTGGAGCAAGCGATCTGTTCCTGAAAGTCATTCAGACTCCAACCAGTGAGGTTCCCGGTGTTGAACGAAACTCGGCCCGTCAAGAAGTCCTGAAATACATGGATTGGGGTGCAAGTTCCAACAAAAACGTCTCTAACTACCTCCATTACGGTGGTGGATACTTCCAGAGTCTCTACAATGGAAACCCGGACGCTCACGCCGATCCCAACAACGTGAAAATCCTAAACCACGTTCGACAGGGAACTTCAACCGGGCCACAAAACCTTCTCACCGGAGAATCATTGTGAGTATCTGGTTCGTCTTCTCAGAATCCGAATTGGGGGCAATGGAACAATCGGGCTACGAGAAACTGGAATCGCTAACTGTTGAACTACGAGATCGAGGAGAATGGACAGACGACGGCACACTTCTCGTAAAGACAACTGGTGTTGAAGCAACCGGACTCGCGGCGGCTGGAAAACTACCGAGAAAAATGGGCCGCGACCCCGACCCACCAATGGACACCTCGGAATCGTGGGAATCCCGAAACGGAAGTTCACAGTGGATGGCTCAATGATTGACCCACGAACCAAAATAGCCCACACCATTGAGGTAGGGCAAATATACAAAGACGAAAGAACCGGAACGCGATACCTTGTTATCTTTCTGGATAACAAACGCGCTCTCCTTGAAGATCAATCAAGCGGTGCGGCCCGTCTTGAACGCCGGAGAGAATTTGAAGCGGGGGTGGGTTCTCGCCGGTTCAAACTTCAAGGAGAAGTGGCGGTTCAATCGAAAACCGCTCCGCAATACCAGCAAATAGACTTTACAAAAGTCTCTGGTGTCGGACAGGGAACAGCAACAGCTCTGCAAAAATCTGGTTACACAACCGCACAAGATATTGAGAGAGCTTCGGATAGTGAACTTCTCGAAATACGCGGTGTTGGAGAAGGGAATCTGGAACGAATTCGAGAATATATTAAATGAACATTCAATGAGATATACAATAAAAATCCGAGACGAGCTTGGCGATCTGAAAAGCGAAGCTGAGTTTGATGGTGACAATATCGAACTTGAAACTACAATCAGTGTTCTGGAAACTCTGGTAATGAAATACCACTGGACAATTGAAATACAGGTGTTTTACAGTGAGTAGTTGGTTTCAGGTAGCCGACTTTGAGGATTTCAAGAAGTGGGCTTACAAAGACAGTCCGTACAGAGTGATTGCCGATCTCGGAGACAGAGGCCACCACCGAGTTCTCTTTACGAGTTCCTACGGCCCACCAAACAAGCTGGTGCGTGGAAACCTCGGCGGTGGAACACTCGGAATGTCGAAAGCAACGGCGATAGCAAACGAATTCATGGAAGACAACAAATACGGCTGTCCTCCACCTGCGGAAATCGAACTATAGGTTAAACTACAATGAGTGCAACAATCGAAACCGGCGAGAACGGCAATGTACCAACAACCGAATCCCGAATTATGGAGTTTATTGATGTATTCGGAGTACGCAAGAAATTCACTGCGGTATATGAAGTCGAAATAAAATCAACTGACACATTCACTGGTGACATTGATTCAATTGACACAGAATTGAATTTCATTCACAATCCAGCAATGACGGTTGGGCTGTACTTCAATGAAGACGAGACGGAGAAGTATCATGGATACAGCTTCATTGAAGACGTGCAAGAAATTCCTGATGGGGCTTACCCACACGGACACCAAGGAAGCTCGGTTGTTACATTCAAAAAGAATGGATACAACAATGGAATAGTAGACCGTGATTGGTTAGACAAAGCAATGACCATGTTCGGAGTAGATCTGAATGACATGGAAAATTTCAGAGTACACGGGGAACAATACTACCCGGTTAAGATCATTGATCCCCACACGGATTCCTTCATTCTAATTGCTCCCCGTCTCAAGGAATAGGAATTAACCCCTAAAGTTCCTCAAAAATTTAAAATTTTTTGAAACGGCTAATCGGAAATTGTCAAACCGGCTTCAGTCACATTCGGGTGATTGAGCCGGGGCAACGTCTGACTGTGCGTTAATCAGTCAAGAACATTCGACCAATGGCTTCAAACTATCCGCCCGGAGTGTCAGCTAACACTCGAAATGCACCGTGGAATCAACCCGACCCCGCCGACCGAGAAGTGGTTGACGTGGAAGATGAACTAATACTGGAAGATGAAGCGGCGATCTTCTATCGAACTACGTATTTGGCATACGTAGTCGGAGTTCATCAAGGGTACAGAGAAACGATTACAGAATACGGACCAGAAGATTCGGAAACAGAAGCGATCCGTCTTGATGTTGACCGAGTAATTGTCCGGCGAGAAGGTCAGCCCGACATAACATATTTGGCAAGCTCGGATGATTTCGAATACTTGTTCGACACCGCAATCAATGAAGTGGAAGTGGAGTTCATGAATGATGAAATAGCCACGATTATTGATTGTGACCCGCCAAATAATCGAGACGACGGATTCGTGAGTGCAAAAGCAAACGAATATGAGGTTTGGTATACCCAATAGATTCTGATGAGTCTAAAATCAACAGCGTTTGTTCTCCTAATTTTTGGTGCATTGTTGTTCAGCGTCGGATTCACGATTGACCAAGACTACCAAGAATGGGAAGACAACAGAGATCAATTGAAAAGTGAATGTCTGTCAATGTATACAACTTGGCAATCGTGTAGTCACATCGACAACTTGGAAAATCCAAACGACAGTGGTGGTCCATACATGAACTTTGGATTTGGTCTGATAGGAGTTGGAATGATACTGTTAATATACGATGAATGGGATTTAACGTGAGACAACCACCGCCAAATAATAAACCGTGCCCGGAATGTGATAGTCTCGATACAGAAAAAATAACAGAAGAAGTCGAATACGGTTCTCCGGTAAATTGGAACAGTAGAGGGTTGCAAGCTCCTCGGTATAAAACAAAAACGCTGAGTTACTACTATTGTAATCAGTGTGACTGGAACGAAAAATACTAATGATTCAACAAAAAAAGAAAACAGCAATAGAAACATTCGTAGATAATCTAAAAAAATACGGAATCCACGACGATTATATACAGATAGAAGATTACTTCGATGGAACCGGGAAGGTCTACCTTCACGCAAACAAAAGCGGTTGGGGAATACCGTCTGATTGCTACGATGATGTTGACGCTCGGTTAATAGAATCATGTAGCATGAAAGCACTCGGAAAAAACCACTGGATGAAAGAGGAAAATCGTGACCACGTTTTAATATTCAGTGTTACCTACAAAGAAAACAATGACGCTAACTGAATTCGGCTACTGTCCAAAGTGCGACATTGACCGCGTAGAACTAACACCATTCGACGGCGGGATTCTCGGCTGTCACAAGTGCGGGAATCTCTCTGTATACAACAACAAAAATGAGTACGAACAACAACAGTAGAGTACCACAACCCGGCGATCTTCTGGAATTTTTTGACGGAGAAGGATTCGTGTCGGGAACGATGATGGATACTGGAAAAGACGAGAGAGGCAGTCACTATGTTCTACAGGTTGGAAACAACCGACAACGTGTTCACTATCAGGATGTAGTAGCCATTCTCAAAACCAAGGAACAGCGAAGCGACGTTCCATTGTTAGAAGAACGATTCAGCAAATGAATTATATAAAAGTAAAAGTTGACGACGTAGCTAATGCTCTCGAAAAAAATTACAGATCAATCCCATATCATCAGGAAGATGGGGTTTGGTTTGTGAATTCCGAGAACGTTGATGGAAAAGAAGGGATGAGGCAATACGCAGGTCCAAAAGCAAAGGAGCGCGATCTGCGTCAATTGTTGCTAAAAGAGTACGACATTCGCTATTGATATTTCTCGTACCAATTTTGAAGCAGTTGATGTGTTCGGGCTTTCGCTCCGGCCCGATCTCCGGCCCATTCAAATTCGAGAACGTCGTATTTATCGGGCCACTTCTCAACTGTTCCAATAATTGAGTTCGGATGAATTTTAGAATAGTAGTGAATGCAGTGACCACGACCGTCTCGATCATACAGCATAGATTTCTCAGCTTCAATGACAACAACAAATTCTTCAAAGTTTTGGGCACGTTGGATTTCACGTTCAAACCGTTCTCGACCGGCACCGAGTGTGTTAGCGAGATCATCAAGGGACTTACGTTCGACGGCGAATACGCCTTCGAATCCTTCAATGGTATAATCACCAGTCTCAAGACCGGTGCGAATTACGTCCGTATCGTAGAATGAGTACGGTTTCTTCTCACGACTATCAATAACAACGACCGGTTCTACGGTCATAGAATATCCTCAACGCGGTTTAAATATCCATGAATTTCAGAAACATTCCAATTAAATTCGTCTGCAACCTTTACAAACAATTCACAGTTGTTCTCGTCCTTACGACGTGGGTGGTATACCCTCTCGGAACGGGTGTCCTCTCTAACAACGTGAGAGGCCACACAGAAGCACGCAAGAAACAGACGCCCCCCAAGTCGTCGAAGGTCAATATCTTCGATCAGGCGGCGTCCTTCGGCTTTCTGGTAGTCAGTTAGATCAAGATTGTTTTCACCAGCAATGGCGTCCCATGAAGCGAGTCGATCTTGAAGACGAGATGTAGCTTCATCCCGATTCCCGAATGAGTCGGCGGCTCCGGTGTTTACAAGCGAAAGACGTTTCCATTTGTATGGGTCGTCGGAAGGGTTAGTCCCTTCAAAAGCATGAAATTTAGTATTATTTTCAGTATCCAATTCAGTCAGCGGTTCACTTTCAGATTCATCATATGGCATATATAATCAAATATTATACAAAGAGGAGAACAGTACCAGTACAGTATAGTACAGTATAGTACAGTATAGTACAGTACAGTAACAGTATAGTTGTTAACAGCAAGAAGGTGTCCTATAATGGATATACAGATAACATCTATACTGTTGTTATAGATAACAGTAACAGTATAGTACAACTCCCCTCTTTAACAGAGGTGGGGTGATAATATAAATCTATCGGTACAAACTATAAATACCCATGATACAATGGTAGCTATAATGAGCGATAACGCAGATGAGTTGAATCAGCAGATCGAAGAAGAAATGACAAAAGCGTACATTGGCGGCCTGATGGACGGCTCCGGTACGGTTGTAGCCCAAGTTCGAAAAGACGACGATTACGCTCTTGGATATACAATTCAAACTCGTATACAACTTGTTCGCAAGAAGCCATTCTCTATCCAGATGATTGACGACTGGACCGCAAAGAACGGTATCTATGCAACAATCCGGCAGTACGAGGAAAAGTATGAATTTGAGATTAGTCGATTGCGAGACGTGTCCATGTTTTGTGAAAAAATGGCTCCGTATGTTCAAGATCGGCTCTACGAATTTGAGCTAATGTCTGAGGAAATCATTCCCCGAATGAAAGAGGAAGTTCATCTCTCAGATGAAGAAGGATTCGTTGAAGTTGTGGAGCTGATCGACGAACTCCGAGAGGAAAGTATCTCACCAATTGGGAATACGAAATACACAGCAGAATACTTTAAGGACTTATGGGACTTATAAAATTAGAACGAATACGTTTCGAATTCTTTCTGTTCGTTGTACATTTCAACTCCTTCTCTAAAATCCTCATCCGAGCAAGAGAAGATGTTCTTAACGCGATTTGGTTCCTCTTGCATTTGAGGGTAGATTGAAAACAATGTAGCAATTTGCTCTGCTACATCATCTGAAACATTGTGAACTGGTCGGTTGATATTGTCAGTCACAATCTTACCCCGGTTTCGACGGCGTTCTTGCAGTTTATAGATTTGTTCTAAATCCATGAAGGGGTTCCAATCATCATCACAAGGAATCAATGTGTACTCCTGATCTTCGATAGAAGCACCTTCCGGGTGTAGAATGTCACCCTTGGATTTACTAATGTGAATTTTGTAGCCACGTTCTCCCTTACAAAGCTGGTTACACCAGTTGCAAAGATAGAGATGATTGGTGGCTTTCTTTGATTTTGATTTAGATACGTTGAACTTCTGGTTTTTGTTAATCGGCTTCAAGCTACTAACATCGAAATCCTCTGGAACTTCAATGTGGGGGCCGTGTCCACCACCAACACTCCGTAGTACGTGGGTGTATATTCCTTGAGAAGAACAAATCTTCCCACAGTAAGGACATTCCTTCTTTTCATCTTGGTCGGTGTCACTGGCAGACATTGTACTATATTAATGTAGTAAACTAAACTCTATTAAATATTTCTCAAGTTTTTCCAAAGGTTTTTATTATCCATCATATTCAGACATAGGGGGTATATCGGTAGATTTATATTGTTACCACTCGTTTGTTAAAGAGGGAAGCGGTGTTTTAGAAGCCCCCGTTCTCGCTGTTTAGGATTTATAGCTCAATCAGGTAGAGCGCACTGCTCATAACGGTGTGGTTCGGGGTTCGAGTCCCTGTAGATCCACTTCGGGCATAAGGGTCGCCCGAACGGATATTGCTTCCACAAAAGTAATGCAAGCTCCGCTACGGAGCAATGGTACTACGCTACGTAGGTTTCTCGCAAGGGACAGCCTCGGCTTTACACCGGGGCTGAAAGCACCCAATGGTGGTCAGGGAGGTTCGATTCCTTCCGGGTGCATTTCGAAGCCCTACAACGGGCCTCTCGATCAATGAACCGATTTCAGAACATCGACCTAAAACCAGTGGCCGTTGACCACTCAAAACCTCAACAGAAAAACAACAATGAGTTCCAAATACGACTTTGGCGGAAGTTCGAGCGGCAACAACGGCGGCAACAGCGCAGACCGTGGCTATGCACCGTCCTACAAAATCGCCCCGTTCATCAAGCTGTTCGGTGAACTGTCGCACATCTCGGTCGGCAACAGCGATTGGGGTCAGTCAATCTCTGTGACCTACGACAACGGAAAGCTGTACGACGGCATTCTGACCACCCGACAGGACAAAGACGAGTACAAGGTGTTCTCGTGGAACGACGCTCCGGTTCTGGAAGACGAAACTCTGTCGTGCGACCAGCTTCCTCCGGTTCTCAACAAGAGCTACGGTGGAACCTCGTACAAATACGAAATCCTCGCGGCCCGTCTTGAGGGAGATGAAGAAGTTGGCTACGCCGACGACGCTTTCATCAAAGGACAGGAGTACGACGGAACCGACCCGATTCCACTGATGGATGTGGTTGGCGACGACCGCTTCACCGTGTGGGAATCGGCCTCGGAATACGGTCCAAATTCCTGTGCAAAGACTACGGCAAAGTGCCTGACCAACTTCGGGAACGACGCAGTGGTTGACCCCGACCACCAGTTCAAATGGCTGGCAGACGGTGTGAGCCTCCGAGAAGAACTGGAAGGCATGGGTATCATCTACGCGAAGGTACAGCGTGAGTCCAACAACTCGGACCACAAGTTCTACCACCCGATCTTCATTGACGCCGAGACTCACAACCAGATTCTCCCCGGTGAGTCTAACGCCTCAAGCCCGGCTCCTGAGCCTTCCGGGTCGTCGGCTACCGAAACTGCCACGGACGGCGGAAAAGTTGATGACAGCCCTGTTGACGAGTTCTACGCGACGTGCAAAGAACTGTCCATTGACTCGGAACCCGCTGTCCTCGGCCTGCTCGAAGACATGATTGGTGACGACGACAACGACCTGACCGAAGACATGGTTGACCGAGACAAAGTTGTGGCCGATCTCGTCCAGTAGGGAATATGATTTCCCTGATCGAGTTTTTCTTGCTTGTTATTGCGTTCAATCTAACAGCAATTAACTACAACATTGCAAAGCTCGCGTTGAGAATGCGTAGTACGGAGTTACAATGAAACGAAAAGAAGTTACAGCAACATTCCACAAGACGGTGCAGATCGAACAGTACGAACCAGAAAAAATCGGCGTTAGTCAAACCGTCGAACTGGAAGACGGTGACGACCCCGATGAAGTTCTGGATGATCTTCACGGCGAGAACGTGGCCTTTGTCGGACGAGAGATTACCAGCCGAATGGCGGCCAAAAGAATGAAAGACGGCAAAGGCGACAACTAACAGAGTTGCCCGCTCTGTTTGTACGCGAGATTCTACGACTCATAGGGGTAATCCTGAGAATCTTGTTAGTCGGCCTGCTGATAGCGTGGAAAAAACTGAAAAAGCATTACTTATGGTAGAAAAAAACGCGCCTTCTCTTTACGAAATAAAGGAGGCCACACGCGACGACGGACTGGTAGGAGAGGAATCGAATGTACTCACATTCTACCTCGGCACTCTCAATGGAAACTACCTGTTGTTCCTTGGACCTTCGGGGTCCGGTAAAACACAGGTCATTGAGTCTGCACTGTTCCTATTGGACGACCCGGAGTTGATCGAAAAAGGGGAATCCGATTTGGTTCACTACTGGACCACGATTTCCAGTCCAAAGGCACCGTTCTATAATCATCGTAAGCTCAACTCAAAGCCGATTCATGTTATCAACGATAAGGTAGCAATGAGCGACGACTTTGAGGGAATCATCAAAGCGTGGGGTGAGGGAAAACCAGCAACTCACGAAAAGGTGGACATTACGAAAAGCGACGAGCAAGGCCCGGAACAGCAGTTGGAGTCCATGAAGTTGGACGTTCCTCGCTGTATTGGAATGTCGGTTGCACGCGACAACAAGAAGATCGACATGAAGGACTTGGCCGAAACCGATTCGCGTGCGTTCACTCAAACACCGGACGCAAGCGAAGAACAGACCCGTCGAATTAATGCACGTCAAGTTGCAATGCGTGATGGTTCGTACCAGCAACGTGTTGACGACGAGCGGCTTGCTGAGATTCGACAGTATTACCGTGACATTCCGATTAAGAAGTTCACGGAATCTAAAGCTGGAACCATTGTCCCGCTTCCAATGTCAGGGGTACAGGAACAGGAACCACTTCCACCGAAATTCGTGAAAGCGCGGCGCGATCTTCCCCGCCTCATGGATTTCATTGACGCTGTGGCCCTGTATCACCACACTGACCGAATGATTATCGAAGACGAATACCCACAGAAATTGCTGGTCGCACCAGCCGACGTGTGGTATGGATTCAAAATCTTCGGAGAGGAGCTGATAATGAGTGCGCTGAACCTTCGACCGCTGGACCGAAAGATTCTGAGCTTCCTTCGGAGTCGTCCCGGTCGGAAATACTCGGCAATGGAGCTACAGAGTAAAATGTCGGAGCCTGAATACGGCGAGAACCGAGGCATTTCAGAGATCCGTAGTGCGCTTGAAGATATGATTGAGAAGATGTATCTGGAACGGCACGACGAGTCACCGATTGCATACTCTGCGAGTTCGTTTGGGAAATCCATTGATGTGGCTAATCAGGCCAAGCTCGATTGGGAACGAGTTGTTGAAGCGACCAAGGAGAAAGCCCGCGAAGTGCTGACCGAAGAACAGGCAGAAGAATACATTCGGGATTACTGTGAAGGAAACGGCCTGCTCGTAACCCACCCGATCACTGGTGAAACGCTGAACATCGTGGAAGACACGGAGTTCGAAGAAAAACTGGACGAGGCACAAGACGCTCTCGACGAGGAATTCGAAGATAGTCTGTGGGCTGGCCCGTCCGATAACTCCGCCGAAGCGATTGCCTCTGATGGGGGTGAAAGTTCCGGTACATTGTAGACATGAATGAGTTACAACGATCTACTAACCGAAACAGTCGAAGTATGGTGTCCGAATTACCCTCGCCGTTGTTCTGGAAAGATGAACAACCAGCGCGGTTGGGGCCAAGTAAGTACGTATTCTAACGAACAGCTAATACAGCACGTAAATTCCATTCGGAAAGTTGGGCCGGGATACGTTTCTGTGTATTCTTTTCCACAAGGTCACACGTCCCAAAGCAATGAGAACATCCCGTTGATAGACACGTTGATGTTTGATTTGGATTTTGAGGGAGAGAAAAACGCCTCAACCTCAGATTGGGCGCGAGATATGAGTGCCCTTCTCGTCCGAACCCGGATGATTGCCAAAGAGCTAATCAAAGCAGATCGGGCGAAATACTGGCGGGCTTCCCTTTCCGGTCACAAAGGGGTTCACCTGTATTTGGATTTCCCGGCTATTGATCTGCGGGAAGGCACAGCTAACCAGTTTAGAAATGGAGTAAAGAATTTCACAGAAAATCTCATTGAGACAATCAAAAACGAAACCGGGCTGAGTAATCTGGACGAGTACATTGACGTGGTTTCGGGTAAGGATTTTGCCCGTCTCACTCGTCTTCCAAATACGATTCACGATGGAGCCACCGAGCGGTTCGGAGAGACACGATTCTGTGTCCCGGTTTCTATCGAAGAACTTGCCAATATAACGACAACCGATTATATCAATTTCACTCGTCGTCCTCGGAAAGTTCCAGAATCTTGTCGTCGCATTCCTAATCAGAAGACTCACGATCTGCTGGTTAAGGAAATCAGAATGGCAAAAGACAGTGCCGTTCTCGCCGGTAACTACTCGTCGGCTACGAAAAATACGGCTCTGGTAAAGAAATATAAAAACGATATTGCTAACGACGCAGTTGATTTCAACCGTCTAAAATTGTATCTTCGGCCCTGTTGTTGGGAATTCCATGAACGCGATGACCGGTTCGCACACGGCCACCAATCGCACATGATGGAATTGAACTGTATTGCCGAGATGGTTTCACAGAAAGCTCCGATTGATACGATGGTCAAATTCTTCGAAGTAGACGACAATTTCAGTGAGCCATATACACGTCAGAAAATTCACGACGTGATCTCATATTCTTATTCACCGTTTACTGACGAAAAACTGCGAAAGAGTGCAAGTGTGTTCTTTGACAACTAATGAAAGATAATCTAACAAAAACGCAAGCAGAAATTCTTGACATTTTCCCTGCTACGGCAGACGAAATTGCTCTTGAAAGAGGATACAGCAGTACAAGCACGGTCTATGACCACATCAAAGGAATCCGAGGTCGGGGAGTAGATGTTGGTCAAGATGTAGACGGTCGCTATTACGAGATCGTTCCTGATGGTGGAACACGGTCAGTTACGGGGGTAACAAACCATGTCGAACCACGGCGTCAATCAATAGCTTCCAAGGCAACTATCACTCGGAAGGCCAACGAGTTTATGACCGAGCTGGAATCGGAAATCAAATCGGTAGCCAAAGAGATCGGCCCGGCGGTTGCTTATGGTGGTCTTCAAAATACAGACGGTGGGATTGATGTAGTCATTCCACGGTCAGACGACCACTTCGGAGATGTTGTAAAAGACATTGATGGCAACGTAGTTTTCAACAGCGATATTGCAGAATCCCGCGTTCGGAGTGTCTTCGATAACGCTATTGACACCATTGAAATGCGGAAAGCAATGGGAGATACCGTAGATACAGTCCACGTTGTCATGCACGGCGACCACGTTACCAATGAGGCGATCTTCAACTCACAGCCTTGGGAAGTAGATTCGACGATCAAGGAGCAGTTGAATCGCGCAACCCGTGTCTATGATGATGAAATCGAACGGCTCTCCGGTATGTACCCCTCGGTTCAGGTAGTATGTATCGGCGGGAACCACGGTGAATTCAGAATTGATGGGTCTTCCAATGAGGCCAATGCTGACGATTTCCTCTTTGATCGGTTGGAAATGTTGGCAGTCAAAGCTGACTACGGAAATGTTCAGTTCGTTAAATCTGACCGCAAGGATTTCGTTAACTTCCGAATGCGGGTAGATGAAAACTACGACGCTGACTTAGCCGCTCGTCTCGGTAAAGAGATCCAAGAACTGACGCCGAGAGAAAGATCCGGTTGGACTGGTCACGCCCGACACGGACAATTTGTAGGGCCTCACATCGGGACAAATTCGCGGATGAATGATTGGCGCGGCTTCCTGATCGAGAACGAATTCGACGTGGCCTACCGTGGTCACTACCACAACATGAAGATCGAACACGTCAATGGCCGACCGGTCATTATGAACGGCTCGATCAAGGACGCCGGAGAATACGCTAACTCAATCGGGATGTTCGGCAATCCGACGAACTACATTCACGGTGTGACCGACGAAACGCCTCTGGATTGGGCAGAATTCCTATACTACTAACGAAAAATGAACCATCTTACTGTAAACGTTGACGTTGATGTGCCGGATGATTTTGAATATGAAGAACCCGAAGAATACGATTGGGACGTATGGCTTTTCACAGAGCTTGGTGATTACAAAACCGGGCTTTCGGTAATAGCAAGCAACGAGGAAAACGCACTCTCAAAAGCCGAAATGGGATTGCTACGTGTTGAAGAAGCTCTCGGCACCGAGTTGCATTCTAATTGGTATGAGGTTGGCGTTCAGAGGCTCATGGTGTGACAATACATACCAAATAAAAAGGTTTATTACAACACCCGGTATCTCACATTGTGGGAACACGAAAATGTCCCCAATCGAAACAGAACTTGCGGTTATAAAATATACATGAGCAGAATCAACAGAACTGGAATGAGGGCTGACACATTCGAAATTCTCGGAGTTTCTAATATGATCCGTTCGGACGGAACTCCTATTATAAACCCTGAAGACATGGGAAAGCTGAGAAAGATCGTCAAACGGACGACAATCTGCTGTCCTGAGTGTGGTGAAATAGGTCGTATTGATGAAAAAGGAGAGGCTGTTTGCGACGACGATTCTTGTGGTGTAGTCCTAAGCAAAGAAGACGAGCCGCTGGTCTACCCCGAAGACGGGCACGGAAACCCGAAATCTATGGGGAGCAATCAGAACAGTGGACAGGCGAACAGTGACCCCCACTTTCGCGCCCCTGCTTTGAACCCTGCTGGGCCTGCTGTTGACGGCGGCCTGTAAACACGCCGTTCCTGCTGTTATGAGGTTTGCTAAATTATGACAGATACATCTACAGATAATGACGAAACTGGAAATGAACATGAACATGAACATGAAAATAATCTTGATCTTGATGAAGTAGAGGTTCGAATCAACAACCTCCACAACACTCTCGATCAAATCAAAAATTCTGGAACTAACATCGGGACTCAGCTATCAATCAAAGCTGGTGAAGCCGAACCAGATGAAAAAGAACGGTACAACCACCTAATCTACCGCGCCAATCTTCTGAGTAAGAGATTGGAATTCGGTGATCGAGCAATCGTTAGAGGAGAATGATGACCCGATATGTATTTCAAACGATTGAGAGTATGGGCACATCGAACCCATTTGACATTGAGGGGAAAATCGTTCAAACCTACGGTTCTCGGCCTTATAGCTCGCGGTTTGTGGCATTGGTGGAATTGGAAGATGGAGTTGAAGGTGACGTACAACCAGCTACGGAGTTTTCCGAAGGAGTGACTTGTGCAGGAAAGGACGGTACGTGTTCTCGAACTGTAGACAAACCCGGCGATTACTGCTGGCAACACGAACCAGATGAAGATGAGAGGAACTGATTACGAGCTACCTGCTGATTGGAATGCGTTAACTGACGAGGAAAAGTCAGACTGGTATACCGAAGAACGGGTTCGTCGGCAAGCGATGAATCAACGAACACCGTTCCGAGATCAAGTCAAAGCAGAAGAAGAACGGATTAGATTTTTACAGCGCATTAGAAAATTTGTGAAATTAGGTAAATGAACGGAAAAGAACTCAAAGAGAAGATCGAGAATTCGGGTGAATTGATTGTAAAAGTAGAGGAGATCGACGCTCCATTAGAATTACACGTCCATGATACAACGGTGTTCAAAGACGCTGTTATTCTGGAACTTTCTGACGGAGAAATTCAGTTTGAAATTGATCGTATCGCCGCGACGTGGAAGCATTACCACTCGCTGTCTGATTACGGTTTAGAGTAAGCGACGATTGTAGCCCATGAAATAGGAGTCTGAAACCGCGAGAACGCGGGCAATTACAAGAACATTCGACAGAACAATGAAAATTGAATTAGACCACGGAACGCACATTGAGTCACGACCAGACATTGCTGATGTAATGGTAGTTGGGGGAAACCTTCGATATGCTACAATGAAAGGACAGCCCAACAAGATCGACGGCGGATGTGTGACAAAAGCAGTCTCAAACGAATATCTGACTGTTGGCGTCAAAGCTCTCGCCACTGGAAAGACAAAGAAGTTTGACGATGTACGATTTGTAGCACACGACCCGGACGAAAAAATGGTGTACGTTTCTGGTCCGGGGATGATTGATCGAGTCGTTGGAGAGATTGTACGAGTACGGCGACAAAACCTACCACAATGAAAGTAGAAGAAGTTGAAACAGAAGTTCTCAGAGAAGCCGCAGAAGTAGTGTACGAAAGACCGGACACCCACGGAAGACCAGAAGATTCATTCAGGAAAATAGCCGGTCTGTGGAACGCCTACATGGGATTTGACGAACCGTATTTTGACGCCGAAGACGTAGCCAACATGATGATTCTATTGAAAGTGGCCCGAAACTCGGAAGGCCATTATCACAAGGATAACTACGTTGACATTGCGGGATACTCAGAGTGTGGAGCAAAATTAAATGATAGCAACTAAAGCAAAGAAACCCGGAAATCGTTCTGGTAAAGCCCAATTTAGAACTCTACCACAAGGATACGAAGCGTGGCGTTCTTGGAACAAAGACGGAGAGGAATTGATGTACGTTCATAGACTTCTCGCCATTTCAGAATTTGGAGTCGAAGAAGTAGCAGGAAATCACGTACATCATAAAAATAAAATTCCGTGGGACAATCGACCAGAAAATATAGAAGTAAAAAACGAAAAACAACATCTTGGCGACCATACTCCTAATGGTGTTGTTACTCAATTTGATAAAATAAAAATGTATATTCTCCGAAATGAATCTGGAGCAAGTTACAAAATTTTAGGGGAACATTTTGGACGGGCACAATCTACGGTGTATAATGCTGTCAAAGAAATAGAAAACGGAGCGATGCTCAACAATGATTGAAAAACACTATCATAACATTTAATACAACACCCCGCGTTTGTTAAAGAGGGAACAAGCGTGGAACTTGATGAACTAATCGACCGAGCGAATACAGTTATTACTCACAATCGTCAAACATTAGACTATTGTGAAAATCAAGAGGTTCTGCGAAACGCAGATCTGACCTACTTAGAAGTACATGGAGAACCACGACAATAAACCAGTAGACCCGCAATCGGAGAAAGGATTATCAATTCTAAAACACGCCTTTTCTGAGGGCGGCAAAGTATTAGAATTTAAAAACAACAACGGCGATCTTACTGTTCTCGATATTACGGAACACCACCGGGAGTTGCAAGCAATGGCCGACCAAGAACAATGAGTTCCCTATACGATTTTGAAAATGTAGAGAGTCCAGTAATTGACGAAATAAAACCGTACCTTCATCCTACTCGGAAAGATGTGATTCTCGGTTTTATCGGGCTATGTCAAACAAGAGATAACCCGAAATGTATGAACATTCTCCGACACCGCTACGGAAGTAGTAGTGAGACTCAGGACTACTACCGAAAAGTCGGCGGTTATTCAATGCCAAAGCGAACGATCAAGCGTCTTGTGAAAGAGAGTTGTGGATACCTTTTTGTTGAGGAAGTAGACAACGACCGCCTGATCGAGTATCAAGTAGCTCAATTCCCACAAGTAGGAGTTGAAGTCGAAGACCATTTAGGAGAACCGCAGTGGTGTGTACCAGTTGAGAACGCGATTCACACATGGAAGCGTGGTGAATTTACGGTCAACCATGTCAAAGAATAATGCCAACAGCAACAGAGCGGATAACGGAGCTACGTGAGAACGCCGACGACGGCGAACTGCCCTATATTTCTAAATCTCGTCTAAAGACATACGTTTCATGCCCGCGAAAATTTTACTATAATTATATTCTCGGTATTCGTGGTCCTGAGAACTGGCACATGAAGAAGGGGACGCGAATCCACTATACTTTTGAAGAATATTATCACAATGTCTGCGATTTTTACGGCGAGAACCCCGACGCCGATCTACCTTCTATTCCAGACGATCTCGTTCAATTTCTGCCCGACGACGGCCTTCTATATATTGATTGGGCAAAACCGTACATTGGTTCGTTTATTGCTTGGGAACTTAGTCGGGCTGAAGCCGCTGGATCTGTAGAAAAGTGGCTTCCCGCCGGTATCGA